TCGTCCCAAACGACGTTCATCCACGCCGTTTCGATTTCAACAAAGTCAACCAACTCATTAAATAGGCAAGGAAGGAATCTATCCCCCACATCACGCCAACTACCAGGACAAATATCCCGGCGATGAGCAGTAAGAGCATGGCTCCTAGTAATAAACCGATTGTTAATATAATATCGAACACTGCGAATTTTATCCGGGACATACATGTAAACATCTTGTAAATAATCTAACCCCTCTTCTGCAATCCACCATCGAATAGGATGTGCTGCCTTGGCCTTGATCTTCCATTCTTTCCAATCGTCGCCTGTGCCCCATTTAGGCTTGGCGGTGCCACGCAGCCAGTCAGCAAATTTTGAACACGTCCAATAATTTCTCATCGTTTAAACTCCTTGACATCGGTGATTGCTCGTTTAAGTGCCTCTGCGTAATTCAGTGCCTGCTGCTCACGCATAATAAGTGCAACATTATATTTAATGGTACCTTTTGTTAAAAGTTGCCAAATCAACTTCCAACGAGAAATTTTCCACGTCGGAGTTTCAGCAGTTGTCCAAATTTCTACAGTAATTCCAAAATCTTCGTCAGCTGATACATCTACAGTATGTGCATGGTTAGGATCAGTACATTCACATTCAACGTGGTAGGTTTTAGCATTACCCCAATCTTGTTGGAGTAAAATACCTTCTGCCGGTAATTGCGAGTTCATCGTGGATTCCTTAATTGATTGTTTTAGGAGACTTGTTAAAAATTTCTCTAATCTCTTCTGCCTCGTCATCTTCAATGATTTCGACATTATCATCATTCAATTTGCTCAAAAAGCCATCACTACTGAGCAATTCTGTGATCTTGGCAACAAATACATCCAGTTCCGACTGAGTACCTTCAAAATCATCAAATGATCCTGGCTCAAATATAATTTTAGTCATTATTAAAAACTCCCACTACGCATTAAGTATAACATATGATTATATATCCTAAAAGTATTTTCTGCATCCGTTTGTGCATCGTGTGCTTCACCTTGGAATTTTAGACCAAATCGTTTCATGGTAGTACTAAGTCCGCCACTGAGTACTCGATCCTCGCGAACGATCATTCTGGTCACTGCAACAGTTTTTGCATCAATCCACCTACGCCCAAAACACCAATCAGCGCGAACAGTAGGATCAAGCTGATCAAATAACTCTTGACTATCAGCACCGCCCCATGTCACTGGATTAATAAAGTCCGCATTTTTGTGAAAATCTTTTAATTGAATGTATGCTTCTTCTAAACTTAGACCATTATCAACTTGCTCTTGTGAGATTTTACACAAATTTATAATATCTGGATTAAGGAGCTCGTTGGGATTTACATAAATTCGAAGTCGCCCAGAAATAACTCCAGAACTGGTGTCGCCAATAACGGCACCAATTTGAATTATCTTGCCACTTGGCTGATTCATTTCAAGGTCTAGACAGGTTAGTTTCATCTAGGTATTTTAACAACTAATGTATTGTAAGTCAAGCTATTTCCATTTAAGATAATACATGGTCTTTGTAGGTTCAGAGAACGTTGCTACGATTTTGAATTGTTCTCCATTGCGATCATATTCTTTATAGCTATTGTACCATAGGTCATTATATGAGTTTTCTAGAACCCATTTACCTTTGTCAGAATTTAGAAACGTGTTAAACATTTCTGCAATATGATTGAGAGAATTAAAATTTCTAACATCATCAGGAACAAAAAACTGGTAGACAACACATTGACTCAATTTAATTAGTCGGTTGTCTACCAGTTTATATTCTTTGAATTCACTTGCATTACGCCAATGTATTAGCGATTTTTCTTTCATTAAGATGATTTTTTCTTCTTACGATAATAGTGTTTTTTATTATTTTTAGGAAGAACTGTGGTCGAAGTGTTTGCAGATTTGGTAGTATTTGAATCATGCCATTCCTCAAATTGAGGAATTGGCAATCCTACTTTTCGTAGAAAACGATTGGCGCCTACTAATCCCTCTCTACGAAAAAGTGCAATTGGTCCCTGAGAATCTGGACTAATTTGCGCAAATTCTCTGACTTCATATACTGGATCGATTCCAGTTTGTACTTGAATTACATAAAATTCGTTGTCTGGACTATGTCCCTCATTGAGATGCTCAAAGTCGATAATCTCAACAATACGACCTTTGGTGAGTTTTTTCTCTCCCATATGAATCCAGACTGTGTCTTTAATGTTATATTCTTTTTTTATAATATCAGGCATCGTCTAATACTTTCCCTTCGAGTAAATCTTTGACAAATTTTAGTGCTTTTTTTGTAGTATCAAACACGTATTCATCGTCCTCGTCGATGGTGCGCAAAGCAATAACGACGCCATTTTTGACTTTACGCAACTCGACTGATTCAAACTCCATATAGGATCCTTATTGTGGAACTGATAAATTATAATTAAAGTGAAAAATTCCAATATGTGAAATTTCTTTGCTTAACTCGTGGTCACACCACACTTGGAATCCATTTTCTCTGGCTTTCCTGCAGAAATAAATGTCTTCTCCAATTTCAAGATTCATATCTGGTACAAAGTCCTGAATATAATGAGGCTGTGGAATTTTTTCATATACTGAGCGGTGCACCAAAACACATCCGTGTGGAAGCACATCAACGTCTTGCATTGCGGGGCTATTGTCGTCGGTAATCAGTTCTTGGAAGTTACCAGGCTGACCCATCATTCCAGTAAATCCTGGATTTGGAAATCTACGGCGACGATAATTAGCTCCAACTAGTGGAACATTACGATTTAATAGACGAATTGGCGCGTCGATTGGAAACTTCATGTCTGAGTCTACCCACCATGCATAGTCAAAATCACTTTTCATAAAAATGTCAGTGAGGTTTCGTCTTGCAATTGTAATCACACTTCCGATATTAAATGCACAATTAATTTTAATTCCGTTTGCAACTAGATTGGCACATGCCATGGCAAGATGCTGTGCAAACTCTGCGTTTACCATTTCCATTGCAGGAACCAGTATCATTACGCTAGGTTGTTTGTTATTCTGAGGTTGCATTACGGGATTAGGAGTGGCCGCTTGCGGAACTGGTGAAGCTTTGCGAGCGGGAATTTGTAGTTTGCCTTTGTTTTTCATGTTAGTCCTTTTTTAACATTCTATTATCTTAAACCAAATCTGTCTATTTGTCAAGCTTTTTGTATACTTTTTTGAGTAATCGTCGTAAAATTGGCTGTGTTAAATCACTTCCAAACACATTAAAATATACCCAGAGATTTATACTTTCTTTAATGGTTATTTTTGACGGTTGATTTAATTTTTCTAAAATTATTGCACTGTCATTCAATTCGGTTGCAATATTATGTGCATATGCGTCAATTTCATCTGGATTTGCTAGATATTCAAACCCTTCATCGGAATAATATTGGCATCGATGATCTATTTCAATAAAATCTCTTGTTCTTGCCTGTTTCATATGAATCAGTTCATGAGCAAGTGCATCTGATAAATTGTTGACAAATCGTTGATAACACTCTTTGTCAAAAATTATACATGTTTCTCTGGGATGTGTTATCAAAACAATATCTATAGAAATTTTACATGCTTCATCTTCCTCAGAGTCATAGTATGCGTTTAAATTAACATCTCCTGGATCAACTTCTGGAGATGTGGCACAAAAAACGTTTACACTAAACCTGTTGGCAATAAATTCACCAATTTCTTTGACAAAATCATCGACCGCAAAAACTCGATTTATTGCCAGATCTTTGATATCATTGAATACGTTATGTATAATTTCTCTTGTGGGAATTTTTACACGCTCATCAAATTTTGGTGCACAATTAAATCTAGTCGCCATTTAAAGTTTCTCTACAGATACATTAGACTTTTTTAAGAATTGAATTCCGGAGTCGTCTCTATATACCGTTTTATAATAAACACTTTTGATACCAGATTGAAGAATCAATTTCGCACAATCAAGGCAAGGACTTAGCGTAATATAAAGATCCGCATTCTCGCCTGATTCAGTGGATTTTGCCAATTTTGCAATACAGTTGCTTTCTGCGTGAAGTACTTCTGGTCGTGTTAGTAAAGAACCATCATCTAATTCAATTTCGCAGTTGTTATCCCATCCACTGGGCATTCCGTTCCACCCAGTTGATATAATTCTACCATTTTTGACAATAATAGATCCTACTTTACGCCTACGTGCATGACTTTCTTGTGCAACTCGTTCCGCAATATCAATGTACAGAGAGTGCCGAGGTCTATCGGTCATTTTATACCTTTGTAATGGTGCGGCCGGGAGGGCTTGAACCTCCAAGGACTGTGTCTAAGACGTTGTCCCATCCTCGTCCAGAAGGATCGAGAGCTTTGCCATAATTTGCTCACGGCCGCATATAATATATAATTATACAAAATTTTACTTTAATCCGCAAGTGATTTTTGACTATCGCCTGGCATTACGCGATAATTGTCTTCGACACTATCTGGAGTACTTACTTCAATGATTGTTCCTGCTTCGATACAAGTAACTCGGTGTGGAACTAATGGAGGAATGTGTTGTGTATTGCCTTCGATCAGCGTAATTTTTCTTATACTAGCATCTTTTGTATCAATCATTTCTACTTCAAATACGCCACTTAGTACAAACCAAGTTTCATCTTTTTCACAGTGAAAGTGCATGGAAAATTTTGAACCTTTATTAAATTCCATCATTTTTCCGCAATACTTGTCGTTAGTTGCCCATATTAATTCATGGCCCCACCCTTTTTTTACAAAACCTTCTAACCGAGTCATTTTATTTCCTTTAATTTAGGTGCATATACTCCGGGATGTTGTACTGTGAGAGCACTAGCACGATTTGCAAAATCCATGGAGTCTGCTATGCTATTAGTATTTAAATAGCTGTAAACTATGGCAGCTAAAAATGTATCGCCAGCACCGCATACATCAACTACTTCGGTAGGAGCAGCAGCATAAATCTTTCCTTGGTATTCAGAACCACGATCTCCTAGTGTAGTGATAATATTACTACATATACTTGTAGCCGCTGCCCGTTCTTTTTCATTTATTTTAACGTAGCAACCTTCAAAATATTCCAAATCTGTTTTTTTAGTGTCAACAAAAATAGGACCGGCGAATGTATCTCGTAAATCTCGTATTGAAGTATACCCTATAAATCCTTTGTTATAATCACTGATAACTATGGCATCAAAATCATGTATATTACTGATTTTAGATTCAATGTATTCAATAGTCACCGGATCACTAGCAACATCATCGTCTAATCTTAATAAATGTTGTCCTGACCTACTGTCGATCATTCTAGTTTTTTTACTGGAGTTTCCAGTAATACAAACAACATTGCAATTTAAATTTAATAGATTAATTTCTACATTACTTGCCATTCCTGGCAAAGTATATTCATGTGTAAATTTAAATACAGGAACAGGTGCTTCTGGACTAATTCTGTCCACAACTCCGTACTTGTATACATCTAAACACGTATCACCTAGAAGTAATATCCTGAATTTTTTTGGTTGTTGAAAAATGCTCAAGTCGCTCATAAAAATAAATTTCTTTACAGTATTCTGCACCTAAAATCATGGTGCCACGATAATCACTGCCTTTTACCATTACGTCTGGATCAAATGCACGAATATTAGCAACGAGTTCATCGTCACTGTCAAAAGTATTTACATAGTCAACATACCTTAGTGCCAATAACATGATTTTACGTTCTTCGGCAGTATTGATTGGTCTGCTCGGACCCTTGAGTTCGCTGACTCTTCTATCTGAATCAATTAAAACCAATACTCCTGAATTGGGATATGCAGTTTTTGCATGTCGGAGCAATTCAAGATGTCCGACATGCAAAATATCAAAGGTACCGTTTACTACAACTCTAGTCATTGCCTAGTACTAGGCCCTTAAGGATATCTAAGGTTTCTAACAGATCGCCTGTGTGCAAGATGCCATTGCCGTCAACTTCTCCCCATTCAATGATATTGCTAGGCTTGTCATCAATTAAGATGTCGCCGGGTTTGCAATGCACTTTCTTGTCTTTAGCAAACGGTCCAAAATGGACAGGAATATCTGGAAAATATTTCTGAGCCCAAAGCACCTTGTCGTAAAATGCCCAATGAACATCGTTACCTTTAGGCACAGCAGTTAAGAACAGCAGTTCGTAGTTGCGAGTGTCTCTAAGATAGCGACAGTATTCAACCAACGCATCCGCTTCCTTGGTCTTCTCTAACAGAAAGTAGATGCGCGGATCACGGATAATGCTGGACCAAACTTCATTTGGCCATCGGCCATTGGGCGCTGGCTGTCCAAGAACCTTGCTGGCATAGCCGTCAAAGTCGGCAACTACGCCGTCCATGTCCAGAAAAATAGTAGTCATTTTTAATTACCTTCTAAAACTTCTATATCTGCAAAAGAATTCACTACCGTGATTTCACGAAATCCCTCGTCATGCGTAGGAAACTGAAACGATGCAAACATGGACTGAATAACATTTTCCGGAATAGTCTTACCCGGCCGAGAGATCAAACGACGATTCCATTCCAAACGATCTTCAGGAACATCAAACACTACGGCATTGAAAGTGTATCCGTACTTTGTAAGAAAATCAATAAACTTGCGACGGCTTTTGCGGCTCATGTTAGTACGATCAATGATAATTGGATCACCGTCTTCGGCGGTCATCTTAAGATCATTCCACATGACTTTGTCAGCAAATCCAACAAGTTCTTTGAACCCTTCGTCATAGGTCATGCCATATTCATGAGCGATATCCTCAATGACGGTGTCAGTAGATGCAATGTAGGTATTTTCAATCCACTGCAAGTTGTCAACCCAGGTGCTTTTGCCCGAGCAAGGAGCGCCGACGAGAATAGTACAAATCTTAGTCATCTTACTTCCTTTTTGTTGGTTGTTAGTGTATTATACACACTTTCTATTGAGAATACAAATAGTTTATTGAGACTCGTCTATTGCCTTCATGAGAATTTTTAGAGCAGTTTCCCTGCGCTGCATTGCAAACTCATAAGTGGGTCCCCAACTGAAATCTTGTTCGTCAGGAACACACTCACTCAATGAGTCATAAACTTGTTGAAGTTCTTCAATCGTCATATCCGTCACCCCATTCTTCTCGCAGTTGTTGACGAATTCTTTGTTCTCGTAGTTGTTCTTCTTCGGCCCACTTGCGCTGCATCATGTCTTTGTAGACTTTGTTGGCACCGCCTCCCCAATAGTCACACTCTAATCCACAATCAGGGCAGTATTCACGAGACAGTGTTTCTTTGAATCTGCTGCTTTTGCATTTGGGACACTTGCGATTGGTAATCTTCTTACCGTTATCGACCCAGCCGTTACGTTCGTTGTAATAATTAGCCAACAGGACCACCCATTGATTCAACGCCGTCTGCACGGCCTGCTTCCCATGCTGCTTTTGCTACTTGTGAGTAGCTGTCATTTTCTAAATCAGGCTTACTGCCATATTCTTGTTCAAACCATTCTTCAAAAGTCATTGCTTATCCTTGAAAAGTTGCTTGCGAAGCCAGTCGTAATGCTCCTGTTGTTGAGCATGGAGTTTCATCCACTTATGAAAAGTGAAGCGCCAAAATACATCAAATAAAACAGCACCGCAGGCAAATCCTGCAACGAAACTCCATGTCATTACATAGTCTCCAACGATTCACGAACCCAAGCAAGTCGGGCTTGCTCGTCCATTTCAGTGTACTCAACGATATTAGCGCGGATCTTGTCGATCAGCGGATAATACTCTTCGTCAATTTGCTGCTTGATCTGATCACTCATCAGCTTGTCAGTACGCGGATTGCGAGCAACCCACTTGCTGGTCAAGTAATACGGCGACTTGATCTTAGCAGCAATACCGTCTTCAGTGTAGAACACAAACCCTTCGTGCTTGACGTTCTTCACAGCCTTGAGAAGTTCACCTACCGTAGTACGCACACCCAGAACAGGCAGGCAACCAAACTGAATACCAAACACAGCAAGAGCATGTGAATCCAACCTCACCGGGCTATCCCATTCCTTCAAACGGTAGCCGATCAAGTACATGCCTTCTTCTTCAGGAACAATATGCGGATCATTGCGATGCACACATTCAAACATGAAAGTTAGGCGAGGATTTGCACGGCAAATTTCACGATACACATCCACGTCAATAAGCTCACGAGCCATTGCACAGAAGTCGCTGTCCAGGCTACCGGTAGTGCTCACAAGGATATCTCCATTGTGCCAGGTAACCGAAACCATGAAGCCGTTGATCTTGCGATAAGCGTCAACAACAGTGTCGTCGCTTAACTTAGGAGCCTTCTTTTCGACACCGTAGTTGTAGACCTTGGTAAAGGGACGAGAAACAATGTTGAAGTCCTGGTCGATCACAGTGCCGCGGCATTCCTCAAGGAAGCGATTCCACAGATCGTCGTAAAATACGCGCTTGGTGTACTTGAGCACAAACAAACCTGGATATGCTTCACTTTCACGCATTTTAACCAGCTTGGGATTCTTTTCAACCCAATTCTTAAGTTCGATCTTGTTCATGTCTGTGTCCTTGTGTGTTTAACTTACACACAAAGTATATAAGTTTTATTAGGTAAAGTCAATTGTTCTTGGGGAAAATAACGTGACAGGGCAGATTTTTCTGCATAAATAAGAGTGTGAGCCACGATGCTACCAACATCCGCTCACTCTAATGCTATATAGGAGCAATCAGCATGAATATTTATACACCAATTACAATCACAGAGGAAATTAGAAAACGATTTAAACCAACTAGACTTGCCATTAAGGAACTTAATGGAGTAAAATATTTTTGCAAATCAGTTAGAAAAGATATTGAAAAATATACCGGAAGTGGAGTCAGATGGACTAACCATGTTAAAAAGCATGGAAGGGAACATATCAGAACGTTGTGGATAAGTGAGTGGTTTTACTGTCCTGAACGTTTGCAGTTTTTTGCTCTTGAATTCAGTAAACAACACAATATAGTCGAGAGCAGTGAATGGGCAAATCTTATACCAGAAAATGGATTAACTGGTAACACCGGTTCTAAAAAAGGCCACATGGCAGGGATTCCAAAACCAAAAAGCAATATGCATCGCGATTCAATTAGCAAAACTCTCACGGGAATTACGTTAGAATACCGACACGGCAAAGAAAAAGCTGATGAGATTAGATCAAAAATGTCTTTAGCCAAGATTGGAAACAAAAAATCGAAAGAAACTATCGAAAAAACAAGACAGACTCATTTAGGAAGTAAACGTGGCAAAGAAACTAAACAAAGAATGAAAGAAGCGCAGACAAGACGAGTACCACTAGTATGTGAACACTGTGGTAAATCTGTCTTGCCCGGCAACTTTCATAGATGGCACGGTGATTGTTGTTTATCCAATCCCAAACATTTGAAAAGAAAAGTTAATACTACTAACTCGTGTAAAAATCGATCAAAAAAAGTAGTAATAAACGAAAAAGTGTACGCCTCGTTAAAAGAAGCATACACTTTGTTAAACTTGCCCAGAAATTTACTAGGAAATATGCTAAAGAAAAATATTACCAGTAATTCTAAATGGGGAATTGTTTCTTTTGAAATTATCAATGATGAGACATTGGATCAACAAGTTTCATCTTCTGAATAACTTCATCTAACTCAACTACAATTTTTCCAGTTGCATCATATCCTACATCCATAATCCTTCCTGGAATACCAGTGGGCTGACCATGACGGTGACCATGTAACATAATGCTACCATGCCCTGCTCGATTATGATCAAATACTGGATAGTGGAACATCACTACAAAAGTCTTGTTATAAGTCATTTCATAATAAACATGAACTTCTTTAAAGCAACGACGGAACACAGGATCCTTGAGCAACTTCCGATCGTGATTGCCTTCAATCAGGATCTTATCACCATTCAGCTGATTCAAGATTGCCACGGCTTTGTTCGAAGGCAGAAAGGCAAAATCACCTAGAATATAGACAGTGTCATCTGGATTAACCTTAGCATTCCACTCGGAAATCATACTCTGATTCATATCTTCAACGTCCGCGAACTTGCGAGTCTCAGGACAGAACTTCATAATATTCGCGTGTCCAAAATGGAGATCACTTGATACCCAGGTCTTCATTATCTAATTCCTTAATCTACAATCTTGCAGTAGCGAACCTGAAAGCCGAATGCATCCTTACGCATCTTGCCAAACTTTGATTCGTGCCACACATAATCTTCGTTAATTTCTACGATAGTCACTAGACCCGCTGTCATAGCTAGATCCATTATCGTAGGAGGAAGTATCAGTGCTCATAATGCTGCTAATAACTTCTGCTGCAATGATTGTATCAATGATTGTATCGACAATATCTGGACCGGAATCATAATTTGAGTTAGACTCTACGTGAGCAACATATATGCTGCGAGTGGTAGTTGTTTTAACAGCAGTGCCACCTGTAGGAGGCATAGTAGGCGCTGCGGACAACTTCTTGTATTCCTTGTTACGCTTAAAAAATGAAAACATAAATGTTCCTTTGTTGTTTACTCATATAGTATACAAAACTTATTACATGGAGTCAAGACAAAAAATAGCTCTGGCAAATTAATGCCAGAGCTAAATAATGGTGCGAATCGCGACAGTGGGGATTGTCCATTCGCTCTAACAGTTTAGAAGGAACTATCAGTATGAATATTTATTACGTCTATGCTTATCTCCGTAAGAAAGATCTCACACCATATTATATCGGTAAAGGTAAAGATAATCGTGCTTATCGCAAACATAATGTACCTGTACCAAGGGATAGGTCTATGATTGTTTTTCTAGAAACAGGATTAACCAATATTGGTGCCTGCGCATTAGAACGACGCTATATCAGGTGGTATGGACGAAAAGATTTAGGTACAGGAATATTGCGAAATAGAACTGATGGCGGCGACGGTATACCGGGAATCTTGCACACAGTTGAACGAAATCAAAAAATTAGTAAAAAACTAAAAGGTAAATTTGTATCAGAAACTACTAGAAAAAGACTTAGTGATTCTCATATAGGAAAACAAACAGGATCTAATAATGGAATGTTTGGTAAAACTCATTCTGAAAAAGTAAAGAATGATCATAGATTGCGTATGATAGGTAATAAAAATAGTCTAGGAAATAAGCATACCGAAGAAGCTAGATTAAAGCAATCACTACGTGCTAAGAATAGGGAAATTAAAATATGTCCCCACTGTGGATTTGGATGTACTGGATCAAATTATACAAGATGGCATGGGGATAATTGTAAAAAATTAGGTCAAAAAAATATTGGGTAGACGCTAATCTACCCAATATTTTAAGTTATGTATTAGATGTCGTATCGTGGATCCATGATAGTTGACATCATAATTCCCACCGGCGTAAATTTATCCATTTCTGCTGACAGTATGGACTTCATAATAGCCGGAGAAAATCCGCTCACAAGTGCCGCACCGCTCTTGTCTGCCTTCACAGGAACATTATCTGAACTGTTAAGATTCCAAAATACTATTGCAGGAACCTGATATCCCGCTTCTGCGTACTTGCGTTCAATCATTTCCATAGCAGAATCATCATTTCTGATGCACTGATTGAACTGCATATCACTGAGCACCAAAAGGATCTCAGGCATTTCACTCTGAGGTACACCGTTCTTGACTGCAACATCAAGAATTTTGTTAAATGCAGCGTGTAGGTTAGTACTCATGCCCCATTCGCTCTTGACCATCTGTGCAGCCTTTTCAACAACATTGCCCTTGAGAGTAACTAGCTGAGGACTGGAACTGAAAGTAAGGAAAGTGTCCTTGAACTTGCCAGTGTTCTTGTCCGCAAGATAGAGACCCAGTGAAACTGCAACGTCAAGGCAAGTAACCTCACTCTTAGAAGAGCTACCACCTGCACGACAAGTCATAGAACCCGAAACGTCAACCAGTGGAAGGATGTTTGCATCCCCAACGTAGTTAGGAAGCGCATTCCACTGTGCCACAACATGGTCAAGTTCAGTCTTACCAAGTGCTACGCGACTGTAAGGATTGATTACACCCTTGAGAACGTCATACGGATACACTGCGCCAGCGTTGACCTTTACAGTAGGATCACCCTTTACCAGCTTGGCAACATACTCGGCAAACTTTGGAGTATTGCGAGTAAAAGCCTTCTTGTAGCGCGAAGCTGCAAGACTAGGAACATGGTTAAAGTTGATGTTATCCCAATCCTTAGAACACATCTGAGTTTCAACAACCCGGGTCAGGTTAACCAGCGTCTTACGATACTGCTTAGGGCTCATACCAAGTGCAGATCGAAGTTCTGCTGCCACTGCGCCCTTGCGAGGCATCCACTTGGCGCAAAGACCATTGCCACTGGCAAGTGCATCTGCGATCAGTGCGTATGCTTCGGTCTTGAGATCGATGGTTTCAAAGACGAGTAGATCGTCCCATCGACCAATTTCTGGTACCTTTGCAAGAAGTGCCTTTGCTGCATCGGTGTCAGTCTTTTCCAGCTGAACAAGGATGTCACGGAAAATCTTACGTTCGCCTGCACCGCCACGAGCGTCACGCGCCCACTGTGCAACGCGCAGTGCAATTTCTCGATTTTCCACGAATGCGCCAGTGAAGGCAGGCACGATGTCCTTGCCACGCGATCCGCCAACGGCAAAGAAAAGGTCGACGTTCTTGGACGCTGACGACTTAAGAGCCTTCATACCATTTGCAGTCCTTGCAGATTGATTTGCAACCGCTTCAATAAAAGTAGACATAGTTATTTCCCTTCAGTTTAGGTTAAAAAATTGCTGTTACTAAACTTTATTTGTTCTCACATTATATACAAAAATTATTTTTGTGTCAATCGTTTTTTTGCTATTTTAGAAGTTATTCCGACATAGTCCCAATTTTCTTTAGGTCCTGTTTGTGACCAAAATACGGTTTTTGGCACTCTTATACAATTTCCTTGCCTATCAACAACGGATACTGTTTCTTTTATTTCCAGCCAATTGTGGGTACCTTTTGCTACCCTATCTGATGCTACAGAGGTGCCATCTGCACGTTTTAATAAATTATGAGTGCCATTTTTAACACGCTTATTATTAAGATCAGTTGAGTGCTGTGAACCTTTTTCGCCTTGAAAATTATGTCTTCCTTCTTTAACTAACTTGGCAGTTCGTTCTTTTGCAAATTTTGAACCTGTTTCTCCCTGCCACGGGTGTGTTCCGTTTTCGACCATTTTTCTTGCTTTAATTGAAGAAGCAATTTTCATATTTTTAGTATTGTGTTTCTTGTGGCCTTTGTCACTTCCTCCATCAATACCGTTTTCTATTTTAAAATTTGCCCATTCCTTTGATTCAACAATATTATTATTTTTTGAAAACGTTGATGCAGCTTTTATGCATTCATTTTTGTCTTCAAAGAATCCAATAATTTCGGTTTCAAATAATTTACCATGTTTTCGTAAATGTGCCAGCCAATATTCACCAGATCCAGTATATTTGTATGGATCAGAACTAATAGTTTTTCCAAAATACTTTAAGCCAGTTATTGTGTGGGTTTTAACATAAAGATATGTAGGTTTAAAAGACATAAAAACTCCTTTTTAAGTATTTATGTCTAGTACGCGCTTCTTGATTAAAACAGGATGTTGTGACATTAAAAGACCGGGAGTCGAACCCACTGTCACTGTCCCCATCTGGACTGGCCCGCTAGGTTTGGCAGCGAAATTTGATTGCGGTAATCATCCTAAAATATGATTTGAATTGAACAGGATGCCTTTTTTGCTTTTTTGATTACAAGTCAAGTGCATAAAGGTTTGCTGAAAGCATCCTTAAACTTAATTTTAGATTGTTTGTTCGTGTTGTTCTATTAATCTATCTATCCAAAAAATCCACCAAGCCTGTTGCAATGCTTTATATAACTCTATTGCAGCAGGATCTTTTTGAATATGTACTAAATCAGATTCGGTCGGGTGTGTTTCTCTATACCAAGAAGCAAACGTAGTCGAATCATGTTGTCTTTTTTTCATGTAAACGTCTTTAACGCTTTGATATCGTCACCAATATTTTCTTCTGCAATTGGACCAAGTCCTAAACAGGTCGTGGTCGGCTCGTCGAACACAGTAAATGCAGCATCAGTTACAAGACTAGTACCACAGATATCCTTGTACTTGTCTTGCAGCACACGTAGTTCTTCTACAGTGTCTACAATCAGCGTGATCTTATAAGCCCGATCGCCATTCTGGTACTTTTCTGCATCACTAGGTCCGTCACTGGCAAATCCATGTTCACCAGGAAATCTTTTTACAGAATCCCAAAAACTGTGAAGGTAGGCGTGTCCTGCCTGAGTACACATCTTACCACGAATGCCGTTCATTTTCTTTACCGATTCAAGGGCAAAGATACAGTACATTTTAACTTTCATATCTCTACCTTTCAAAATTGGAGCGCCGGGCGTGATTCGAACACGCGGTGTTACTGCTTTGCAGGCAGTTGCATTGGGCCTCTCTGCCACCGACGCATTATTTAAATTCTGGCGGAGCGTGTGGGAATCGAACCCACTCTACCCATTTAGGTAGTACAGATTAGCAGTCTGCTGCATTACCGGCCTGCCCACGCTCCGTATTTGTTGTTGCAATTATAGTACCATTTATTAGTAGTGTCAACGCTAAATTTACAATCCTGCCTTTTTTACTAACTCTTTATATCCAGCCCAGCTAGGATGAATATGATCAGGTTGTACACGCTTAGTTGCAATAATCTGATCGCCATGTTCGTGTGCTAGTTTCTCAACAATTGCATTTACATTTTCTTTACAAAACTTTTCATTGCACGGCGGCATAATCCATACAACA